GGGGTTATGTTTCCAATTTCTTCTTCCGTGGAAGCAAGATTATTAATCTCGAATGATTTTTCTTTTCCTTTAAGAACGTCAATAATTGCATCTTCAAACCGTTTTGTCGTTTCTTTATCGGCTCCCCCGGATGAAGACGCAAAGCCTTCTCTTACCGCCCTATTTTGAGAGTCTCTATCCAATCTTTCCGAAACTTCATCACCGACTGGGTCGTTTCGCATTCCACGGCCCGGTTTTCTTTCGCGAGGACCGAATGCCTCGTCGTAAGAGGCTGGTCCGTCTTCCTCCGTGTCCGTGCGTCCAGAAGACGCAAAGCCACGAAGTCTTTCTTTTTCTGCTTTGCCGCGTTCTGGCCTATATTTTGAGTTTTTTTGGATTCTGCGAAGTTCGTCAATCAAATCCCCACCAGTAATATCGTCATCACCCCATAAGTCTGCAATTTCCTTAAGTTTGGGATTTTTTTCACCACCCTTTTTGAGGGCTTTTCTCAGGTCGTTGACTAGGTCTTCTGGGTTGAGGGTCGGGTCAAGTTCTTGTGCGTACTCAAGAACCATTTCCAATTCGTACTGAAGCGTCTGAAGCGTCTCGGTGTCAATTTCACCACTTCTGATATCTGCCATCGTTCTGCGAGAAAGTGTATTGTTTGGTCTGCTATTAAGCCAGGAAGCAAAGTCTTCATACGCACCCGCTTCGCCCTCTAGGCCATTGCCAACAATATCTATTAAGTCTTCAATCCGCTGACGTGCTTCCATTTTTGCAGATTCTGGGTCTAACTCTGTTTCGTAGCGACCCCATATTGGGCTAAGTGTTGTTTCTTTTTTGCGCTTAGACCAGAAATCTTTTGCTTTTTCTGCAATTTTTTCCGTCATGTCTCTGAAGTCTTCTTCTATGTCCGAAGAAAGTTCCTCAAATTCTGAAACATCAGAAGCGGTTCCGGTTTTTTTTATCTCATTAAACCTGTCCGTAAATGCTGCTTCAAGCATTTCTTCCACAGAAGCAACAAAGTTATCAATATCTTCTTTTGAATCGAATCTTTCAATAAATTTTTCGTCAGAAAGTTTTTCAACTAAATTTTTTCTTAGTTCAGAGGCAACTTTTCCAGGACTTTCTTTTACTTTGTTTCTGGATAATGGAGTTGCAATTTCTTTAAGAACGGAAAGAACTTGGTCATATTCTTCCTGCTTACTAGAATAAATATTGCCATATCTATCTGTGACGCTTTGTGGCCTGCCTTTGCCAATTATTGTTTGGGCGGCAACGTCTAAAATTCTGTCAATTTCTTCAATTTCATTATTGACAATTTCTGGTTTTCCGGAAGACGAAGCAAACCCAGCGCCCCCCTGGTATGCCTGAGTTGCTCTTCTGGCATTAACCTTCCCGCCAGTTGCTCTATCATTTATTCCTGGTATTGCCGGCCTTTGAAACGGAGTGCCTTCTTGAACTAGTCCGTCGCCATCGCCGTCCCATGCGTTTGGGTCGAAGCGCGCAAAAGCGGCCCTACCGGCCGCTCGAACTTTTCCCAGGCCACCACCGAGATTGCGCCCGAGTCCTTTCTGGGCATTATCGATTGCCTCCACTAAATCCTTTGTCACCCCTGACGTAATTAATATTCCGTTTTCCGTTACTACAGATTCAACCCTGTGATAATCAAAGATTGGGTCAAGTATCGATTTTGTGTGAAAAGCGCTTTCAAGTTCAACTGGTATGAGATAACCCTTTGTTTCAAGGTCTTCTTTTTCTGCTGAAGCAATCACATCCTGAAGGTTTTCGAGAATCGTCTTAAGTTTTGAAAGATTTCTCTTGTTGATTGTTCTTCCAACTTTTTCGTCCATTTCCTCCATTAGTAGGTCTTCCAGTTCCTCTAGTTGGCCAGATAAATCAGATTTAGGAAGAATCGCCATACCATTTGGGTCGTACCCTGGTTTTACCTGCATCGGCATTGATGGCATTTGAGATGGAACAACGACTCTTGAGCCAGAAGGTTTACCGCCCAGTTGTGATGGTTTGTTTTGACCATCTACAAGTTCTGGTTTGCCAAACATGAAGGTGGAGTAATTATCTGGAGTGTGATATCCGACTCTAAAAGTCATCGGCGTACCGTTGGGCATCATTCTCTGAAATACTGCTGTATTTTCTGTTGCCTCAACAAGCCTTACCTGGGAACCAGTTCTTTCCATTATTTCTTTTTCAAGACGCTGTCTTTGTTGGCCGCCTATTGGCTGAGCAAGTCCCTCGGCAAAAATAGGCTTCTCGCTTTCGTACTTGTCATCATCGTCATCTTCGCGAATGACAATGATGTTTGGCTTCATCTGTCCATATCCAGCGTGTTGGCCACCCATGTGATGCGGACCCATCATTCCCCAGCCCTTCTCCTCCTCAGCCAAAACCAATTCGTCGGACTTTACGGATATTGTCCCAGTCAATTGGTTGGCACCATGTAGAACTGGAGAAACCTCGTACAGTTCAACTTCCCTAAGAACATTGGCCTGAATGTTGGGGTCAAAAATTGCATCTAAGGTTTTGTACCCGATTGACCATTCTTGCTCTTGGCCAAAGAAGGCAACATTTGCAAAAGCCTCTTTTCCCTTTTCCGAATTCAGATTGAATTGGACTCTTGCATAAAGACCGCCGATACCGGCATTCAACATCTTGACCGGAAGTCTTCTGTCTCCGGGCGGAACTTCATAAATCTCTAGAACTTTACCGATTGGGTCATTCCAGTTGTGACCCCAGACAACTCTTGGCTTTCTCCTTGTGAGGCTCTTGGAAAATGCGCCCGAGATGAGGACATCGCCAACTGAGTCCTTATTTCCTATTCCAGCCACAAAACACTCAACAATTCCCTGCGCCTCATCCACGTTGAATTGTCCTGGCATAGCCTTAAATTCGATATTGCTATTAGACATCGTCTCTCCTACAGACTAGATAAATGAATGATAAACCACAATGCTTCCGCCTAGTGCAAGTATTGATTCGGTTTATTTATTTAGAATAAATAAACTACATGCGAGAACCCATTGACCAAGCAATTCGTGCTTCGCTTTGGGCTATTTCATACTTTTTCTTGGCGATTAAGTTTGTAAATATTCCCACCAGTGATGTCCTCAACGCAGTTGAACGCTCTTCGCCATCGGAAATATTCATTGTTGCAAGAATTGAGTTTGTTATTTCTTGAGCCGTTTCATCATTAATTGATTTAATTCTGAACACCTGTGAGTTGACCTGAGCAACAATGTCTTCTTTTTTGATTGGTGTCTTGATTAATGATTTCTCCGCAAAAACATTTTGCGCGTCAACAATTATTGCGTTAAGGACAGGCTTAATATCCTCTTCAATCTGCCTGGACCAAACATCAAGTTGGAAAATGCTTTCTGTATCCAAAAATCCGGTTGACAACTGTTTTCTAGACTTCGCCCCTGCTGCTTTTTCTAAAACAACGCGCTGTTGTCTTTCAAAAATTCTCTCCAGACTTCTGTCCAGAATTTCTGTCCATCTATCGAGGGTGTTGTCTTCCTCTGATTTTGTCTGCATTCCACCGTATGGTGCCGAAGCCTGCTGTGGTGCAGTTTCCATAGAAGCCTGTTCCGGTGGGGCGACCTCTGGGCCCATTCCGGCCTGCGCCGCCATTGATTGGTTTTCTGCTGCCAATGCCATGGCACCCTGCATGGTTGTTGGGTCTGGTGGTGCAGCACCTTCTGGCGGCATCCCAGGCATACCACCGGGAGCACCTGGAGCACCTGGAGCACCCGGCATTCCTGGCGGCGGAGGTGCGCCCATAACTCCAGCCTGTGCTGGCTGTTCCATCTTCTTTTTTGTATTGGCGATGGGGGTCAGGTTTGGGTTTAAGAGAAGAGAGTCGGCAAGGTCGCTTTCTACCTCTTTTCTTCCAGTTCTGTCTCTGTATTCATTGAGGCTAATTAGCCCTTGCGTGAACTCTTCTTTTGTGTATCTGTTTCTTTCCTGTTCGTACAGAATAAGAACAGGCACATTTGAGACATCAAAGTCTATGTAGTACTGCTCGTCTAGTTCATCCAACGCTCTACCTATTGGCTCTAAGTGCGGAAGCATTGTTTCGTTCCAGAAAACCCTAATTTCTTCTCCAGCATTGGAGAACGTACGACCAGCGGCATTGCCTATCACTGATTCTGGAACACCAAAAGAAGCAAGAATTTCCTCCTTTGTTATTTGCCGCATCTGGATGTACGCAGCATCTCTGGGCGAGGCAGAGGTATCAACAAAGTCAGCACCATCGTCAGAAGAAATAACAGTTGTTGCACCAGCGCGGGATATGTTTCCCCTGAATCTGCTCTTTAGTTCTTCTTTGTCGTCGTCATCAATTTCACCGCGAAGAACAAGAAGACCTCCCGGTCTTCCGTCGTTTATCAAATAATTTCTGTTGTACACCTTCGCAAGGTTCTCAATCTCAACAGCGATTCCCGCTGATTCAAGTGGCGTCATTGAAAGATAGGGGTCAAGTGGGTGTGGTTTTCGAATCCAAACCACATCCTCTGGCTTCATGGTGATGATTGCGCCATTGGGCATTCTCACCTCATAACCAGCGACAAACTTCTTTGGGTCGGGTATCGGAGCAGTACTTTGCGGGGGTAGAAGGTTTAGTCCAATGATTGCTCCATCTCGCCCATATATCTTCTCTATGAAGACACCGCGAGTACTCATCAGCAATTGAGAAGACATTCTGTATCTAAAAATAAAAGAGTTTTCTCCTATGTTTGATTTTGTATTGAGGAGTTTGAGTATCTCTGAGTTTTTTGCTTTAGAGCCCTTGATTATCTCGCCGTGCGGAGAATTGTCTTTTCTGAGAACGATTGGCAAGCGTGCCTGGTTTCCGGCAATTGCATCAACGCACCTAGCCACCCATGTGACTTTCTGCATTCCTTCTCTGTAAACACGCTCAATATCCCATGAGTCGGTGTATGGCTTTCCTATAAAACCAGGGTTATGGGATACGGGCGCACCGGGCCCGACAGCCTTTGACGACCCATTACTTAATGATTTGTTGTTGTAATTATTCCACGCCATTGCTTACTCAAGACCTAGTAGGAATCCCAATATTCCGCATGTAACACCCGCCGCTAGAAAACCAAGAGCAGGGGAGATTAAGCCCGCTCCGATGCTTGTAAATATAATAAATCCTACCATCAGTAGGTAAGATATAGATGACCTTGTTGTTGCAGTTCTTGCTTTTGTCAAAAAAGTCTTAATACTGTTTACTAACTTGCGCCTTGTGTTGGTGATGAAATTGTTCATACAGGAAATACCGTAGCGCATAAATGGTTTTTATGCAGCAATACTCTGATGGGAAAAAAATGACAGACTGGGCGAAGGTCTTAGAATATCTCGAGCCGAAAAAATCATTTTTCTGCCCTGAAGAGCCATCTTTGACGCAAAAAGTATTTTTGAGAACAAATGCAATTGAGGCATTGTTTGGTGGCGCTGCTGGTGGGGGCAAGTCATCAGCACTTCTCATGTCTGCCCTTCAATATGTTGATGTTCCCGGTTATTCCGCAATTCTTTTCAGAAGAACATTCGCCGACCTATCACTTCCCGGCGCTCTCATGGACAGATTTAAAGCATGGATTGACGAGATAGACGGAATCCACTGGAATGCAAACAGTTACGTCGCCACATTCCCCTCTGGAGCAAGAATTTCATTTGGTTACTTGAACAACACAAACGACTACCTCAGATACAAGGGTTCCGAATTTCAGTTCATAGGAATGGACGAAGTAACTGAAATCAGAGAATCTGATTACAGATATTTGTTCTCTCGTCTCCGCCGTCCTGCATCTGGACCGCTTTCGCAAATACCACTAAGAATGAGGGCTGCATCAAACCCAGCACCCAATTGGGTGAGACAGCGCTTCATTATTGAGGGGCTGGATAAAGGGCGCATTTTCGTTCCTTCAAAGTTGACGGACAACCCAGGAATTGACGCTGATTCGTACCGTCAGGCACTGCAGGCCCTGGACCCGATAGAGCGCAGAAGGCTGGAAGAGGGTGACTGGTGGTCAACAACTCTCGGGACAATGTTTGAAAGAGAGTCAGTTGTTATAATTGATAACTCCGACATACCCGTTGTCACATCATCTGCTAGGGCTGTCCGTTTTTGGGACTTAGCGGCTACTGAGCCATCCCAGACAACCCCCAATCCAGACTGGACTGTTGGTACATTGATGTTGTTTGATTCTGGTATTGCCTACATCCTTGATGTGCGTAAAATAAGGGCCAAAGGCGAAAAAGTAGAACAATTTGTCGCCCAAACAGCCTATGAGGACGGCAGGGGGGTGAGTATCAGAATGGAGCAGGAGCCTGGTTCTGCTGGAAAAGCCCTTGTTGACCAGTACGCCAGATATGTGGTTCCTGGTCACGATTTTCAGGGAATTCGCTCAACTGGCGACAAAGTGACAAGGTCTAGGCCATTTGCTGCCGCCGTGGCTAACGGAAATGTGCGCATTGTCCGTGGCCCGTGGCTGACCGAGTGGATGGATGAACTTTCTTCATTCCCCGAGGCTTGCGACCACGACGACCAAGTTGACTCCGCTGTTGGGGCTTTTACATTTCTTACCGGACTGGGGTTGCCACAAAGAAAAATCGTCAGTATCATCGTCTGATAACTGATGATTGGAGTTTATAGGTGCTAAAACCCGAGCATATTTTGCCCCTTCTGGAAGAATTAGAAAACTTTCTGAACAGTGACGACATCACTGGGGCGCCCCTAAATGAGGCGTTGAGTCAGTTGGTAGCGCTCAACGAATTGAAAAAAGAACTGTCTGTGGTTTATGACTCATACGCTGCAAAACTGGCACATCGTATGCAGTCGGAGAAATCAACAATAGTCACGCTTGAGTCGGGTGCGGAAATCAAGTGTATGACTAGTGCGCCTCGCAAGAAATGGGATAACCAAAACCTGATGTCGGTTGTCTACGACAGACTGAAGAGTTCCTCCGTAAACATGGATACTGGGGAAGTCGGGTTGTCGGACAGGGAGATAGTCGCTAAACTTCTTGACTATCTGAGCCCTTCGTACTGGAGGGTAAAGGCCCTTAACGAACTAGGAATCAATGCCGATATGTATTGCGAAACAGGTGAACCCAAAACCAATATTGCAATCTTCGGCGCTCACAAGGAGAGTAAGTAATGCCAACCAAAAAGGTTGAAACAATGGACCAGCAATTTTCGGAAGTCCTGACTACTGGTCTGGAAACAGATTGGCAGGAAGTCCGCAAGAAGGAAATGCGCGAGGCTCAAGAGAGAACCGCCAAAATGCATCAAGAACTTTCTGAACCGTTCCCCAAAGAGGTGGAGCGTCAGTTGAAGAAGAGCGGAACGTACCTCACCTACATTCCTGTCAGTGAAGTCATCAATCGCCTGAACAAGGTTCTTGGTTTTGATGCGTGGTCATACGAAATTATCAAGTGCGAGCGTGATGCGCTTGACCCGGAATTCATCGTTGCCCATGTTCGCATGACCGTCTACCCGGGCACTGAAAAATTCAACAGCGTAACCAAGGATGGTTTCGGTGGTCAGAAAATCAAGAGGACGAAGACTGGGGAAATTGTTGACCTTGGTGACGAGTTCAAGGGCGCTGTTTCTGATGCACTGAAGAAAGCGGCTCAGGCCCTCGGCGTCGGGCTTTACCTTGCCAGAACCGAAGAGGCGATGGAGGCAGAAGCGGAAGCATCTGTTGACCCGCAGGTTGAAGCGCTTTGGGACCAGTTCGTTGAACTTTCCAAGAGCCTTTCTGCTGAGGCAAAAATTGGTCTCAACGAATTTTGGAAAACACATGCTGGCGATAGACCAAAGCCGACTCGTCAAACAGCAAAAATAGCGGACCTTGAAGCCTTGATTCAGCGTTGCATCGACCTAACAATGCTTGCTGAATAAATGCCATTCCAGCCACCACCGCATTTATCGCCATCTTCAATAGGCACTTATAAACAGTGCCCGCTCAAGTTCAAGTATTCAAAAATAGACTTGATGCAGGAAGACCCGACAGAAGCAACCCTGATGGGGAACTTTGTTCACGCGGTTCTTGAGACCCTTTATACTCTTGAACCAGCACAGAGGACACAAGAAAAAGCAAAGCACATAGCCGCAAATATGTGGGAAAACTCGTGGATGGACAGGGTAGTTCCGTGGGTTAGAGGCGAAGAAAAACTGCGACTCTTTAGATGGAAGTCGTGGTGGTGCATAGAAAACTTGTGGAAAATAGAAAACCCCGAAAAGACTGAACCATCAGGAATAGAACATGAACTGAATGGTCAAATTGGTGGCGTAACCATCAAAGGTTTCATAGACAGATATTCATGGGAAGGATTCGGTTATGTCATTTCTGACTACAAAACAGGCAAAACACCCAAAGCCGCTTGGGTACAGGATAAGTTCTTCCAACTTATTGTGTATTCACATCTCCTTCAATCAACTGGAGTTGGACATGTTCAAAGCGTTGAACTCCTCTACCTCAAAGACGGTGTTTCTTTCAAGCAAGAAGTCACAGAAAAAATGCTTAGCGACGTTGAGGAGCAGGTTGTTTCGGTGAAAAGACAGATAGACTTGAGTTGCGAAAACGAAGATTTTCAACCAAATAAATCAATCCTTTGTGATTGGTGTTCATTTAGAAAGGTATGCCCTGCATGGCGGTCATGATTAGTGATGATGCTTTCGCTCGAATGGTTTCGGAGGATGTGAAGAACAAAATCTCATCCGCTGAAAAAGGCGTCCTGATGCAACCAGAAAACTGGGGCAGATGGAAAGAAACCCTTTTGGTTCTGATTGAGAACCTTGACCGTCAGATTGAATCGTTGGCAAACGATGCCGACACAGATGCCGAACGGTATTCATCAATGGGGCGAAGTGGCGAGCGTCTTGCCTCTGCTGCTGCTCGTGACTACCAGTTCAGAATCAAGAAGATTGACAGATTCAAGTTCCACGTCAATCGTCGTCTTGATGAAGTGATGGTCATGATTGAGACCGGCGATGTCAAGGAAGAAAATGGCTGGGAGAAGGCAGCGTTCTTGGAAAACGCAATCTACAGACATAGGGCGATGCTCAAAGAGTTTGAACTTGAGGAGACCCCCATTGACAGAGCCCTGTGGTCGGCACTTGAAGGCAAGTGGGATTTTGACACGATTGACGAGGACAGCATTTGATGCAGGTAGACATAGACAAAGTTGTTTCTGCTCTGGCAGAACAGATTGCATCCCTGTACAGAGATAACGCAATTCTCAGAGTTCTTGTATCTCAACTCGAGGCTGAACTAGAATCTGTCCGTGCGGCACAGGTCGAAGAAAAAGCAGGATGAGTACAAACTCAGGGTTCCGCTCGTAAAGCGACTTCTTGAGGAAAAACCATTCTGCGAGGCGTGCCCCATATTTGCGGAACATGACGGCTTGGTCACCTATAGAAGACAGCGTTCCGTTGACATACATGAGATAGTGAGACGTTCTCAGGGTGGCTCCATTCTTGACGAAGGCAATCTCCTTGCCGTCTGTAGGCCATGTCATAGCAGAATAGGCAGAGAGCCAGCACTTGCTTTTGAACTCGGCCTAGCCAAGCACGGGTGGGAAAAATGAACCTTCTCGGTTTAGACATATCTCTTACGTCAACTGGATACAGCAATCAAGGTTCTACCAGTCTAATAAAAGCCAAATCTCGCGGTCCTCAACGTCTTTACGAAATAAGCAACATGGTGATTGATGCCTGCATTGAGTATGAAATAGACGCAGTAATCCTAGAGGGGTATTCGTTTGCTTCCAGAAATTCTCAAGCGCACAGCATCGGTGAATTAGGCGGGTGCATCAGAATGCGTTTATGGGAAAATAAAATCCCCTACATAGAGGTTCCACCAACTTTAAGGGCTAAGTTTGCCACAGGAAGAGGAAACGCTGGAAAAACAGAGGTTATATCCGCCATCTCATCTAAGACCGGTTTGGTTTTTTCTGGAGCCGGAGCAGACGATGAATGCGATGCATGGATTCTGGAGCAAATGGGATTGACCTATCTAGGGTTATCCAAATATAGTTGGACAGCCGAACAAAAGACCGCCTTGGAAAAAATTGATTGGTCATCAATGGAGGAAAAAAGCAATGAATAAGCGCAGTGGCCCAATCAGCCAAGTCGAGATTGAGGGCGAGTTAATGCGCTTAATGGACATGCTTGAATCAGAAACAGAAGCGTTTGAATCTCTCGCAGAAGACCTTGCAAAAAAAGAAGCGCTGCACAAGTCCAACTGGGCGAAAGAATACCTTTCCGCAAAGGGTTCTATTAAAGAACGTGAGGCATGGGCTGACTACAAACTCGCCGACGAAAATTTTGACTACAAAATTGCTGAAGCACTTCTAAAGTCAAAGCGAGAAAAACTGCTATCTTTGCGAACCTCAATAGATGCGCTTAGAACCCTAAACGCAAATGTCCGTGTGCAGGTTGGTAATCAATGACAAAAATATCAAATGACTTATTGTCTCTTGCTCTCCCGATAGAAAACTTAATACCGCTTCAGAACAACCCGCGCAGGGGAAATGTTGAAGCGATTATGGCTTCATACAAAGAGTTCGGGCAAATGAAGCCGATAGTTGTTCGGCCCGAAAAAGACGGAACATATGTTGTCGTAGCGGGCAACCATCAACTCCAGGCTGCAAAGAATCTAGGCTGGACAGAGATAGCAGCAGTGCAGATGAATGCTGACGAAGAGAGGGCTATTGCGTTCGCCCTTGCAGATAACAGAACGATGGAACTCGGACATACAGACTCTTCATTACTGAACGACATAGTTGTTGACATATGGGACGGATATCCAGAACTTTTTGAGGGTCTTGGATGGGATGAGTTTGAACTTGCCGCTATTCAGGAAAGCCAGTTTGAGACGGAAGACATATCTCCAACAACAAGTGGATATGTTGCGCCTGTTCTGGTAGCCGAGCCAGTTCAGCCAACAAACATCGTTATTGAGCAATCTGATGATGGTGAGCGAAAGATTTTTGCTAACAACGACTTTGACCACAACAAGGTTGCTGTTTCGGGAAGCACAATAGTTTCCCCTGGTTCTGCTCCACAGGCAGTCGTTCAATACACGCTTGTTTTTGATAATCCCGACCAACAGAGACGGTGGTATGAATTCATCAGATGGCTTAGAAATGACCCAGCGATAGAAGGAAGTACAACTGCAGAAAAACTAATAGATTTTATCGACCAACACATTGAAATATAATGGCAATTGGCAGCGGCTCAGAAATCGGCACAAACTTCAAGCAAGTAAAAGACTTTACTGAAGAAGATTGGGATAACTGGTTTCAATACATGCGCGACAACTGGGGTCAACAACTTCAGGCTGGATATGCTCATCTAATTCACAAAAAAGAAGGAAACCCTTTCTACGACATAGAAGAACGTAGGCGTATAAACTTGTTAAAGGAAAAACAAAATGACTAAGCAGAGAATGTTCCTGAACATCAGTTGCCTCGAAGCGGCTCGGCAGAGAATACGCCACGTTTACGACACTTTTGATACCGTCTGCGTTCAGTTCTCTGGTGGTAAAGATTCAACAGCAATTCTTTATCTAGCAAAAGAAGTTCACGAAGAGCGTGGGCTTGGGCCGGTAAAAGTCATCTTTAGAGATGAAGAGATGGTTAGCCCTGCTATTTATGAGTACGTGAATAAAGTCAGACAATATGACTGGGTTGACATGGAGTGGTACTGCCTTCCGTACGCAAACGAAGTTTGGGTTCTAGGCATACGCCAGAATGTTCTGCAGTGGGACCCGATTAGGGCTGCGGAAGGAAAACTAGTCAGAGAAATGCCGTCGTGGGCAATCAATGCATCTCACTACGGTTTGCCAATGGACGAGACTCCACCAGAGGGAATTGACTACTACACACTCCAAGGAAAGAAGGGAAGCGTTGCCTTTCTTACTGGCGTTAGGGCAAATGAGTCAATGGTTCGTTACCGCTCTCTTGTCCAAAAGGTGCATGAGAACTACATCGTCAGCCCTTATAAAATGAAAAAGTCGATTCCATTAAAGTTTGCCAAAGTCATTTATGACTGGCAGACAAATGATGTATTCAAGTTTATTTCGGAAGAACACAATGCCGAATACTGCGAGTATTATGACCTTGCCGCAATGACGGGTTCCAATACCAGGGTTGGTATACCGCTTCATGCGGTAGCAATTCGCCGAATCGGTGACGTTGTTTCAACAGAGCCAGAATTTTACGACAAACTGTGGGACACATGGCCAGAGATAGACGCTCAGCGAAGATGGTGGCCGGATTTTGATATGGAAAAATACATCGAGAGTTACGCTCTTGATGGTTTTGATGGGGCAAAGCGGTGCATAGAAGAGAACACTTCTGACGACCTGGATAAGCGTAGGGCAATGGCATACGTTGCTGACTTTAGAAAGAAACACCTGAAAGACCCATACTCATATCCGATGAACTGGCTTATCAGGAATCTATTAACTGCAGAACTTACTGGCGTTGCCGCAGCACCAGTTGGTCCAAAAACAAAAGCGGATACGCTTAGGCAAAAAGCAGCACAACAGGAGTTGGATAATGAACAATATTGAGATGGTTGATTTCTCGGAACTTAAAATTGCTCCCTTCAAAGCCACCCACATTCTTAGACCCGACCTATTGGCTCTTTCATCTTCGCTTGGTGATTTTGGGTTCATCATTCCGATTGTCGTTCAGAAGTCAACAAATGTGGTGATAGATGGAAATGAGAGAGTTCTGCTGGCAGTTCATCAGAAAAATATCGCCAAGAAGGTGGGGGATAAATGCCCTGTTGTATTTATTGACTGCGACAATATGGAGGCACAGATGCTCCACATCAGACTCAATAGGTCTAGGGGCAATCTATTAGCAAAACCTATGTCTAGAATAATTAGAAATCTTGTGCAATCAAAGAGGTATAGCCGTGCAGACTTGGGCTCACTTCTTCAAATGAAACACGACGAGATTCAATTATTGCTTGACGGTTCCCTGTTGAAGCACAAAAAAATATCTGAGCATTCCTATTCCCGAGCATGGGTTCCAATTGAAGCAGACCCCAAAATTACGCAGGCTCCAGTTTCAATCGAAAAACCGCCCAATGCAGACCGATGAATTATCTATAATGTACACTTGGTGAAACTGACCGAGGAGATTCACAATGCCACCAGCCGGAAGAAGATATCGCAGAGGCGGGCGCGCTGTCCGCGCAGGAAGACTACGTCGTGCAGCAGGCGCTGCCGCTGAAGGATTTGGTCGCAGATTTGGTCGTGGCGGCGTCCAGACAGAGACGGTTGGCGATGTCATCCGCGAGGCCGGAAGAGCCGTACGAAATAGATTTAGACGGCGTCGTTGAAATTTCCTTCCCAGGTTTGGGGGTAAATCATGCTTGTTTCAATACAAGAACTTGTTACATATATGGACATTTCGTTTTCATTAAGGCAGCAAGACTCCGCTGAATTGGTTCTTACTGGCCTTCAATCGGAACTCGAGACATACCTAAGACGCCCAATAGAAGTAACAGAATTTACCGAAGAATACAAAATACCGGCCGACCACCTAGCGTCGCCAATGTCCTCGTTCTTCTACCAAAGAAACCTTGAATCGTCCTTCTACGGCTACAGCGGAAATGCAATGCAAAGCACAATGAACTACGCAATGCCACCAGAAACCATTTATTTGAGAAACTCTCCAGTATCAAAAGTCAAGAGTGTTTTGATAAACAACGAATGGACCACGCCTGCCTATCTTGGCGAGGCTGTTAAAAAAGAAGGCTCAATATCTTCTGCTTCGTATTCTTCAGGGAAAATAACCTTTACATCTGCTGGTCATAAATTGACACCTGGTCTTTATTTGACGGTAGACGGTTTATTGCCTACTACATACAATGTCGATAAGAAAAAAATTATTGAAGTTTCATCTAGCACTTTTTCTGTTGAGGTTGACTCCAACCCTGGTGCTTTTACTTCTGCAGTTTCAGCCACATATTCTGCTACTGGAACTGATTACATAGTTCGCAGATATGGAATAGACATCGCAAATATGGTGGCAGGTGACACCGTAACAATCAATTACGAAGCAGGTCTTGACGGTGATTCAATACCGTTTTTCAAATTGTTAATACTTAGGGCAGCAACAAGAGAAATGCAAAATATGCACGATGATGTTGTCGGAATCAAAGATTTGGAATCAAGAAATGTTGCTCCAATGGAAACCGGATTTTCCGAAAGAGAACTGCTTTCTGTCAAAAAGTACAGGAGAAACAGGGTTGCCTGATTGCCATGCGTTTAGATGTAGATGTCGAATTTAATCCCGATGAAATAATAAGGGTTTACAGGGAAATAGAAAGAGCAGCGACACATCTAAAACCCGTTTTTAGATGGGCCAGGGAAGACCTTAGGGAAACCTACATAAATCATTTTCTTAGCAATGGTGGTGGGACATGGAAACCGCTTGACCCGGAGTATGGCGCGTGGAAAGCATCAAGATACCCAGGAGCGCCAACATTAATTAGAACTGGAAAATTATTTCAGTCAGTGTCAAAACTTGAGATTGACAAAATAAACAACATGTCCGCTTCGTTTGGAACAAATTCCGAAGTTGCCAAGTTTCATCAATACGGAACATGGAGTATGCCAAAAAGAGAAATTATATTTGAGCCTCCTATGTTTGCAAAAAGACTTGTTGACAAAATTGTCGAACACATTGAAGACGCGGTTGACTAATGGACGTAATGTTTGGCGCACACTTTCCGAAGAGTTATGTAAACGAATATCTTCAGCAAGATATTCCGGTGAGAATTATTGACTATAGGAACGAATGGAATCTTGACGACGAACAACTTCCGGCTCCTGCGGCATATTTTATTTACGAGCCGATAGCGCTTGATACATGGCCATCAATTATTACTGTTGTCATGTCAACGAACTCAATAAGCAGAATCGGATACAGTTCATCTAATCCTCTTTACAGGGTTTCTTATTCTATGAGAACCTATGTGTGGGTCAGAACAGAACAGTCAGAACCCACTACCGTGATGAGAGACAGGCTCACAACCGTTGTTCGTTCGGCATTGCTTGACTACCCATGCCTTAATGCGGTTGACCCACATGACTATTTCAAAGCAGAGATAGACGAGTCAACAATGCAGGAACAGTTTTCTGATTTGACCCTTTTGAAGGGCGACAGGGTGCTGGCCGGTGCATACTTGTCATATACCCTTAACATGGACGAGACTATAGGTAGGCGCAATAAGGGCATATTTGATGAAAAAGAAATTGAGTACCTCCAATTGTCATTTCTGCCAGAATGATTGTTGTACACTAATTCACTGAGTAGCAGGAGTATTTATGGCGCATAAGCATGGATTGCAAAAGATAAAAACCGACGCAACGTTCGATGGTGATGGCGACTATGTCGTACTAAAGAACGTCTCGGGAAGAACGGTTTTTGCTGGTGGGGTCAATCTTTTCCCGGAAGACACGGCTTGGTATTGCGGCAAAGATGAAAAGGTCGACAAACTGATTGCTAAAAAAATTTTAAGAACCATTGAAGTCAGCATTCCAAAGCCAAAAGTCAAAAAACAAAAAGAAGAAAAATCAGAGGAAACTTCAGCAACAGTTGCAGAGCCAGACGGTGAAGCATCTGTACAATTAAGTTCATCCGAAGATGACGTTGCGCTTACAACTGAGCAATAAATATAAACGGAGAGAGGTCATATGCCCGGAGTAGTAATAACCACATCAGTTCGAACAGGCCCAACAAGCGAAACTGTTCGCGAGTCATCGCAGGCTTTTTTTACTGGTCTCGCACAGCGTGGACCCTCAGACGAGGCACTTCTCGTACAAAGCCTCGCAGAGTTTGAGGAGACATACGGTACATATGTTTCATATGCATACCTTCATCCAACAGTCCAAACATTTTTTGAAGAGGGTGGCACACAGGCTTACATCGCAAGAGTAGTCGGACCTGGTGCAACAACCGCGTCTCTTGACCTTGACGATTCAGCCGCCGCAACAGCAATTACGCTGACCGCAAATGGTCCTGGCGACTGGGCACATAATCTTGATGCGCAAGTTGTTGCTTCTGGAGAAAAAAGAAATCTAAAACTTATTTACAATGACGACATTGTTTATACAACCGGTCTTAAGTCTTCTAACACAGATTTGGTTAACGCAATTAACAATAGTCCAATTGCAAGCAAGTATGTTTCTGCCGCTGTTGGCGCTGGAAACAAGGTTGCTGCAGTAGCCGCAACACCACTTGCCGGTGGAGACGACGACAGAGGTGACAATACGGTTGATACAACATTCTCTGCTTTTGTTGACGCACTTGAACTTTTCCTTGATTCTTTTGGTCCTGGCGCTGTTTCCTGCCCAGAGACACACACAATCAATGCTGAACTGATTGCTCACGCAAGTGCATACAGCAGAGTTGCCATTCTTCATACCGCTTCGGGCGATGAAGCCGCTGATGCAAAAGACGAAGCAGATAACCTGAGTGGTGAAGATGGCGCAGAGCACGGAGCCCTGTACTACCCATGGGTGTACATTCCAACAAACGTAACTGGTGTTAATCGCCTGATTCCGCCAGACGGTCTTGTTGCTGGCGCAAGAGGTTCTGCACATAACAGCGTTGGTCCACATCAGCCAGCAGCGGGTCTTATCTCTGCAGCCTCATTCGTGAATGGCGTTGAGGTTGACGTAAACAAAACTGTTGGCGATGACCTGGATGACAACTACGTCAATGCGGTCAGAGTCATTGCGAACGGTGTACGAGTTTATGGTGCTCGCTCACTTTCAACGGACACCGAAAATTTCAGATTTGTCAGCACCCAGGACACAGTAAACACTGTTGTTCATCAGGCAAACAGGTCAATGGAAGACCTTCTTTTCTCGCCAATTGATGGCAGAAATGCTCTGTTCACAGAGATTCTGGGTCGACTTAAGTCAATTTGCGAAATCCTTGCTCGCGAAGGCGCTCTATACCCCGCTTACGATACAAGCGGCAAACTTATTGACGAGGGTTTCACTGTCAAGTGTGATGACTCAATCAATACAACCGCTCAGTTGGCAGAGGGCAAAGTAAAGGCTCAGATAGGTCTCAGGGTTTCGCCAATCGGCGACAAAATTGAGGTAACAATTATTAAATCAAATCTCACTGGTTCAGTGACGGTATAACAGGAGAATATTCATGGCCAAGTTATCACAGAGACAAATCGTTGCATCGATTGAGCCAGTGACTGCTGCTGCTCCCAAGTGGGGTTCATTCAAGTTTGCACAGGTTTCTGGTGGTGAGATTACCGCATCTGTAGAAAAAATCTACTTGGGTGGCCAACTCTTTCCTGAGGTACTTTGTGCTCCAGCGGAAATCGGTGACATCACCCTGACTGCCCATTTTGACGATGACACCACGCCGGGCGACACACAGGCGGGAATTGCAACGAAACTTACAGCCCTAAGAAAACTGGTTGGTCAGGCTTATTACAACATCCAGGTGCAGACACTTGACTGCGGTATTAACGTCAAGAATCTTTCAAGAACTTACTCAAGTGCTCTTCTTGTCGGCATTACCGAGCCAGATGGTGATTCATCTTCGGGTGCGCCGGCAACCTTTGCCCTAACATTCTCAATTCAAAGCGTCTCCTGATAACCAAATAATAAAAATTGGATAGTTGCGCATTGACGCTATTCGTGTGCTAGTGTCTGCCCCATGACAGAAAACTCCCTTTATTCAGAGCCAGAAGAGACTAAGAAGACAGAGACAAAGAAGGCTGTGCCACTTGCAAAGCCAGCAGAGCCAAATCTTCTAGACAGACTTAAGGACGCAATCCAAAAGAAAGTTGAGCGTCCGATTGTTCGTCTTGACGTTCCGGAGCGCCCTGGTGTTTCTCTTCGAATCAGCCCCAACATCACACAGCATCAGTTGAAGCAGTGGAGAAAGCAGTCTGGAGAGGACACCAAACAGGGTCTTGATTCAATCAAGTTTTCCACTCACGTCATTGGGCACACAACAGTTGGCGTTGTTTTTGACGGTGAGGAAGTATTTGATGCAGACGGCTATGAGTTGAACTTTGCGTCACCCGAAATTCTTGAGATGACCGAAACAACCAGGCCAATTCCGGAGGCTGTTCGTTCATTCTTTGGCGTTGACCCGCATCTTGAGGCTGCTGCTCTTGCAATTCTTGATGCTGCCGGTTATTCAGATACTGTTGACACGACGGACCCTACGATGGAGTCTTCGACGAATTAGTAGCCGAACCTCTCATCGTGTCTGCGGCACGACTGGGCGAACTGTTCGGAACTGACCCTCTAAGGCTCCTACAATGCAACGACGTTGAATGGATGATACGTCTGGCCTGTGCTAAAGTTATAGCAAACGATAAGGAAGAGCAGGAAAAACGGGCAAAAAACGCCGGTTAGTCTCTAGTTTTTTTATTTTATTGGAGCGGGTATGGCCGAGGCTAAGACAGAAATAACAATTGATGTCGACTATAAAGGCCGCGCAGAGGTCCGTAGAGCAATCCGCGACATGAAACGCCTGGATAGGCAGGTAGCAAAAACAAACGCAGGATTTGCATCTGTTGGTGGCGGGGGGGTTGGCTCAGCAAGAAGAGCCGCATCTGGCGGCAGCCCTGTAGAAAAATTCTATGTTCGCCTAAGAAAGCAAGTTACCGAATTCGACAAAGCGGTAACGATAATGGGCAAGGTCGGCCTCAAGGGCCTTAATCTCGCATTAAAAGGCTCGGCCTTGACCATGGCCGCGATGGGTGCCGCAATGCTTGCTGTTCACGCCGCATTTGTTCTTGGAAACGGCGCGATGAAGGCTATGAAGGCGACTCTTGGGCCGCTTGCCGCTGGCATGGCTGGTTTTGTTGCGACCATTAGTGCCGCTTCTGCTGCGATAAGAGAACAACAAGCCGCCATGTTTGCCTATAAAAATCACAACAAGGGCGAATTTGGGTCTGGATTAAACCAGGCCAGGCAGGTGATGAGGGCGCTACACACGGATACATACCTGGCGGCGGTCGGTGTAGAAAACCTCAATAAGGCTTTTGCAACAGTTTCCAAGAACTCAACTTTTACAATGAAAAGCCAAAACATGCTTAAAGGTCTTATGGACTTTGCATCTGCTGGTCAGCCAATTGAAGAGGGTATTCAAAAAGCGGCAGACCTAATAGCAATATTGCAAGACAGCAAAAAGGGATTTGCTGAAGCAAAATCATCTGCACAGCAACTGTTCCCCGGCAAAAAAGAAATGGATAAAGCGCTCAAAGACCTTAAAATCACAACCAAAAAAGGTCTTGAGAAAGCAATAAATGACGGGAGCCTGGCTAAGTCGGCAGGTGTTCAGGGGCAGTTTGAGGCAGTTTCTGGAACTTTAATAAATCGTCTAAAAGGCTATTTCAACATCATTAGAAATGAGTTGGCCGACATGGGTCAACCCTTGCTTGAACCAATCAAAAGAGCAGCAAACGACATATTCCAAATTCTAAGAAGAGGGTTTATAAAACTAGCGCCAGCATCAAATAAATTTGGCATGGGCTCAATGCTGGATGGGCTTGTCACAATGGTGCAGAAACTTACTGATTGGTCTGTCAAGTTCGTTTACAAGAATCTCAAAAGTGTTGATGGGATGTTTGGAAGGATGGGTAAATGGTGGGACAGGTTCCAAGATGGATGGGACAATATGGTCGACAGACTGAGACCATTCATAGACGGCGCTCGTGTAATTGAGGGATTCTTTGGCGAAATATGGAGGCATGTCAAAAACATATTCTCCGCCAAGTTTCACCAGTTCAATGGATTTCTTGTTTCAAACAAGGATGAAATGAGAGAATTCGGAGACTCTGTAGGTCAACTGATTGCTGATATTTTTGAACTGATTGGTGAATTCAACAAACTGACGCAAAAAATGCTTCCTTTTATAAATGACGTTGTCAGAGGTCTATCTCTCATAGTTACGCAATTGACATCGTTGATGGGATTAATGAACGGTCTTGGCGGCGGTCCAGCCTCCTCTTTGGCAATGTTGTTTGGTATGCGTGGAGCGTTCCAGGGAATGCAAAAGAGGGGAGTATTGGGTGGATATAAACAAACAATAGTCGGAGGTGTTGCTGGCAGAAAAGGCAGGGGAAGGACTGGTGGACCAAGAACACCAAGAGTTCCTGGAACACCACCAACTGGTCCCACTGTAGTTACTGGTGGCCCAACTGGCGGAATTGGTTCAACACATGCAGACCCGATTGACGGTATCCCACCTACAAGACCTACGGTTATAACAACAGACCCCCCAATAGGAACAACACCAGAAACTGGTGGTCCTGGAGCATTTGCAGGTAGTTCAAGAGTTCCTCTCCAGAGACCAGAATACGAAGTTTTCAAACGCGCCCCCAAAGGTGGAACAACAATTGATGGGAAGTTCTACAGAGGCGGCTCGTTCTTGCCAACCTCACAGATAACGGCAGCAGAACGTTCCTATTACAACATTGAGGACATAGCCAGGCCAGGAAGAATGGCTCCAATGGTTGATACTGCTACTGATGTTGGAAATGTTTCAATGCGCGCCGGAACAGTAATACCAGGAACAGCGGCCGCTTCTGCCCCAAGCCCTGCTGGCGTTGCTTCGTCTGGCGCTGTTGCCCTCAATAAAAAAGGCAAGCCGATGGCACCTCCTGGCGGCATTGAGTACAACGGCAAGTTTTACACGCAGGGGCAACAACTCCCCGACAGTTTTGCTTCTACCGCTGCTACTGGTGGTACTGGTGGCGGCGGCGGTGGCGGCGGCGGTGGCGGCGGCGGAGGAGGCGGCGGTGGCGACGTAGGCCCTCCCGGTCCTCGTAGAGGTAGGCAATGGATAAACAGGGCTCAACAAGCAGTTCCCGCTCCTTTGAAAAGAGTGTTTGGTAGCAACCCAACACATATGTATCTTCCTGGGAAAGATGGAACTTGGGACAATCTTAAAGCGGTCAGCGATATGACCCCCGAAGAGTTCCGTATGGCTAAAGCATATAGAAGAACATGGGGGGAAAAGGCTTATAAAGGCGGTGTCATTCCACAACCTGGAGACCCTGGTAAATTAACCATGGTTGGCAAATTAAGCCAGCGTGCTGTTCAAAATAGAACAAAAATGGACACATATCGCATGAGACAAATGCGTGGTGCCATAGGTAGCACAACGGCAAAAATGGGCGGCTCGATAGCACTTGGTATGGCTTCTCAATACATGCCAGAAGAGGCACAGGGGGCTATGGCCCTCGGCTCAATGGTAAGCCAGATAAACCCTTTGGCTGGTCTTGCTGTTGCCGGTCTCGGAACAGCCTACAACTCTAGGACTGCTGCCGGAGGAGGTATGAGCGGTTTAGTGGGCGGCGCTGCAGCGGGAGCGGCTATTGGCTCAATGGTTCCAATAATTGGAACAGCGGCAGGCGCAATTGTTGGAGGTCTTACTGGTGCAATAATTGGCGCTTTTAGAGGTCATCTAAATGGAGCCGAAATAAGAGCAAAGAAAGCAAAAGCCGTTGCCGACAAACAAGTTGCATCAATAGTTAATATTTCAATGAGTTCGGCATTTCTTACCTCCGCTAGACAATCAAAATCTGGAAATCTAGATGCTGACGGCAAACCTAAAAAAAGCGCAACTAGAGACATGTTTTCTGAGGCTATAACAAAACTTGGAGCGCAGCAAAAACTTTTAACAGATGTAACAACTGGCATGGGCGTTTATGACGCAAATGGGTTTTTAAAAAGCGCGGCAGAAATTCAGAAACTTATGGAGGGTGCAGGAGCAAAATTTTCCGAACAAGACATAGAAAATATTTCATCCAACGCTCAAGACTATGTGAATCAGGCTCAGAAAAAAGGATTGGAAACTCAAAAAGCAGCAACTGTTATACAAAATAAATACAACAGTAGATTAGATGCTTTGAACAAAATGACTGGTAAAAGTGACCAGCAATTAATTGAACTTGCGTCAACAATGGGGGTGAACCTTGGTGATGCAACAATGGAATTCACTGCTATGGTTGAAAAACTTGGCCTTACAATGGTGAAAACAACGGAGGAAATGCAGGGCCTTTCAATAAGTGCTGTGGTTGATTCGTTTTCTGATTTTGATACTGCCATTACTGCCTGGAAAACACCCGAAATACTTAATGAAACAGCAAGAACCTTCAGAGATAAGGCTGATGCTGGAACTTTAACAAGAACAGATAAAGCCCAGTTTCTACAAGATATAGGCGAGCAAAATACTGCACTTTTTGGAACGGGTGGCGTTGCACAAGCGCAGTTTGAAGATTCATTTGGTCCAGATGGTTCTGCGTTCAAAAAGGGTGGAACGTTGTTTGGAATGGACCCGGAAACATTTCTTGGCGACCCAGAAATAGCAGAACTATTAAGAAAACAAAGAGAAAGAGCAAGAACAAGTCTCGGTCAACAATACGGAACTCAGTTAAATGCTACCTTGGGGACTAAATTTAACAAGAGTATAGACGCAGAAAAATTTACCAGCATGGTCAGGAACATGAGTGGCGACCAGTTGGCACAACTTGAATTACTTGCTAATAGCGGATTTGACATGAACCAATACAAAGAAACCTTAAGTCCAGAGGATAGAAAAGAATTCGCTAAAAAAACAGCAAGCATGACCGGCGAACAACAAATAATGACAATGCTTGGGATGAATTCAACACAACTTGGACTTAAAGATACTTCTGAAGCAAACAAGGACACTGGCGCAATTGATACAGCGGCGCTAGGAATTGCGGATGCATCTAAAACACTTATAGGCCAAATGGATGCGTTCTTCCAGAGAGACAAAGAAGAAAAACCTGAATGGTTCACAAAAGAAGCATTTGAAGCGCTTTTTAATGATACATCAACCCCAAGGGGCTCACGTATTGGCGACACAACATCGAGCCGCCTTGGTTTAACAATGGGTAGACATTCGGCAATGGATGGGATGCTTACTGGGAAAAGAACTGTAACTTCATCGTATAGAACATATGGACTCGGTTCAATTAACTCAGACCATGTAACCGGTCGAGCATATGACCTAGTCGGCCAGAATCTCGGTCAATACCAGAGACTAGTTTCCGCTGGTGGCGGATTTGCTGAATTCCATGGAACTGGAAGAGGAAGACATTTACACGTTGTGCCAGGACCGGGAATTATGGGAGACACAAAAGTTCCAATGGCTACATCTAATAAACCAATGCCAATGACCATGGGAGGCGGCTCAAGAGGTGACACAAACTATACATTCCATATTCAGGGCGGGGAAAATGCTTCACCGAAGCAAATAGCGGATGCGGTTATGATGAGAATTAGAGAAACTGAACGCTCAAATAGGGAGAGAAGATAATGTCAACGCCGGAAAACTCATCAATACAAAACCCGATACGTCTCCGTTTGAATAAAAACAGGGGTGGAGGTGCAGACAATATAACTGGTCTTAGCGTTTTAAAAAATCAAATACCAGGAACTGTTGTTCTTGATTATTCTGGAGATTTTTATAAATGCACGAAATGGAAAACTTCTAGCGGAGAACCGGTGTGGGCCGAAATAGGGCCAGGGGGGCAGAATCTTCAAAACTATTCAATTTTTGTTCGCTTAAAGACTGTCAAGTCTTATGGTAGTAGGGCAAAAAAAACCTTTAGTTCAACAAGAACTTTTTCCGACCCAACAATAATAGAAAGATTAGAAAAATCTGTTTTTGATAAGCATCTAATAGGAAATTATTTTTTTCAATCTCTTAGTGAAGCAGAAGTTGACAAAATAGTTGCAGAACCAAATTATACGATTGGAAGTTTTTTATATTCGGAACAGAAAGAAGTAGATGATTTTCCAAGCAGGACAATGCGCTCTATTCAATATATAAATGAAAAATATGAATACATGAAAACTGATAGCAACGGCAGGTCTGGACCTGGTTCTACTCCAGATTCATTAGAAGCAAATGCTGATGACCAGGACAACGACGATGTTACTAAAGGTACTAATTCTTTATCGTACAGCAGCATCGCGGCGGTGGAAGCGCGGTACGCAGCGGCTGAGGGTAGAGGTGCCAACTCATCCGGGTCGGGCTCTGGGGCTGGGTCGGGCTCTGGGTCGGGTAATAAAAACACAAGAGGCGGCCAGAAAAAACCAGCAAAAGGAAAGCCTGTACCGAAATCAACAACTACGGTGATTTTAAAAGAAGATAAAAAATTTTACACCGGTTCGAATGACTTTGCTCTTCCATATATGAAACAAGTCATAAACCATTTTAATTCAGCAGAAAACTCTCGCCAGAGAATAGAGAGAATACATGTTTTTGAAATGATTCCAAACAGTTTTGAGTTTAGTCAACTTTCTTCTACGTGGAACGAAGTAGCAAGAAGTGGAAATTATCCATTGGTTGATTGGTCGAACTACAATCTAACAAAGGTTTCTTTTAGATTTTTGGTAGTTGCAAAAAAACTTGAAACCAATCAGTTTTACTCAGATGCTGCAAAAACAAGACTCATAAGGCAAACGTCATCAATAGTAAATGATGGCCTTTTGGTTTCAATAGACGACCAATTAGACAACATAAGGTCAATGGCTGGAGCACCAGCGCCTGTAACAATGTATAACTTAAACACATTGTTGAGCACGGAATATAGATATCCGTATACAAATAACGCAAGAAATATTCAATGGATTATTGCCGACACATCAATAAATGCAACAAGACTAACTGAAGACGGGAAGAGCATATCTGCCGCAGAAGTATCCATAACTCTCACCGAATATCCGGTTATAGCAAGAGAAATAATTCCGCTACCCCCACTAACACCAGATAACCCGCCTCCCCCTCCTTGCAAACCAGATTCCGGTGACCCAAAATGCGCGCCGGTTGACCCTACGTATGGTCTGTGGGTTGAAAACACCTACAGATATCTTAATTATGTAAAAGACGCAGTAACCTACCCAACCGGGAACACACAGAGTTAATCACCATGTTTACCTCCCAGTCTTTGCAAATAGGAGATTTAACATCAAAGCAGATGGCTCTTATTTCAGAAAATTTATTAAACATAAATGTTAGTTACACAATGGATTTAGCGAGCCAACTTTCTTTCAACGTGGTCGACCCTGGTCTACAAATGGCGTCAAACCGTTATTTTATAGTTGGGAGGGATGTTGTTTATGAGACAACTGCAATAAGGCCGATAGAGTTGGCAACCGCTAATTCAGAGGTATTTCCAGCAATATCAAGAATAAGACACATATATGAAATAAGCAGAGTGAGCGTTTCTCAGGGGGAAGCAGGTGCTTCTCCGGTTTATGCAATAGAGGCTCTACCCAAAGCAATTCAACAAATGAAAAGAGACAAGAAAACAGGGAACATAGGCGGTTCCGGTTTTGAATTTGTAAAACGGGCGGCAAAAAAATATGGACTTGAATTTGTTGGCGAAAAAAGCACGAGAATAAAAGCCGGTTCAAAAAATTCTGGAACAAGTCAGCAAGATTCCGTGTGGGACAGAATAACGAGCATTGCACAAGCATCTCAATATGTTGTTTTTGTTTCCGATGGAACCCTGTATTTTGGAACACAAAAATGGTTTCTTTTTAAATGGGGAACAAGTAGGCAACTTGGAAAACCCAAGTTAGATAAGAAGAAAAAAGAAATAAAAGACAAAAACGGCATAACGCAACGCCATCCTTCTAAATTTTTTATCCCTCTCGAATATCCTGGTACAGGAGATTCAAGAAAACGTTTTGAAGTTCTCTCAATGCCACAATTAACAAAGGGCGAAAATGACCCGATGGAGGGAGAGGGTTCTGCAATAGTCGCAAGAGATAATGGTGTAGCACTGAGACCCGGAATGACAGTGCGTGTAAATAACATTCCATTCATGGAAAAATATTATTTGATAACTAGCGTTAGTTATCAAGACCAAGTCACAGAGCCGGTATCAATAGAATTTAGAACACCAGAAAGACTTGAAGTCAACGGAAAACCCGCAAAAATAAAACCACTCCCGGTTGGAAAAAGATTTTCTAGCGAATATTATAGAACTAGGCCAAATCTGATGGGCACTGCAACTGTTGGTTTGCCATCTTTCAACGATACGGCTCCTCAAAAAGTTTCTATAGGAACAACACCCACGCCCATTGGCGAAGAAATTAAAGCGCGTATACCAAATTCTAGAAGACAAACTTTTCATCCGATTGAAAAGGATGAAATAAAAGCAATTTTCCCGAATTCTCCATACGATGCCCTGTACACAATAACGCCCAGTCATTTTGTTGAGGCTGGGAATATAGACATGTGGAACAGGCCGCTATTTGGACCTGAGTCCGGGGTTTTGGGGATATCAGAGTGGAAATGCAGAACACTTTCAATGTTTGTGCACGACACTACTGTTGATATTTCCGGAACAACAACACCAGTATATGTGATATTAGAAAAATTATTCTGCCAAGATGGTTCGGTTATTGAATTAAGCGATGAAGATGCGATAGATGTATATGAGGAGGAAAACAAACATCACGGTGTATTTTTCCAAACTGCCGGAATCTCAAGAGTAAATGCATATATGAGTTTGTTAATACAGATGCAATTCCTGACAGTCAAAAAAAGATTTCCGAATAATCATATGAACATATGGTTGACTGGTGCTGATTTACCTGAAAGAAATAGGTGCTTCGGATGACTGTTGGTGTAAATAGGTTTAAAGCATCTTCGCATCCAACAAGGTCGGACGGTCTTTATCTTGGAATAGTGAAAAGGGTAATCCCCGGTAATAAGGTGTATGTCTATATACCCAAACTGTCCAACACTCTTGGGCCAATGCGTGTTCTTAACGTCATAGAAGGTTCAACAATTAGCCAAGACAGCAGGGTTGTTTGCGGCCATATCGGTGGCGGAACAGAAGAGATGTATGTTATAGGACATCTAACGCCATTGTCGCTTGAATACTTAACACCCGGAGCAGCAACAACGCAGATAAATCAATCGGCAAGAGATATAAAAATTTCCATATTTATGGATGTGGACTGAGCGCTGTGGGATAATCAAATAATGGACTGTCTCTCTTTTCCAATAAAATTTACTGCTGGCCGAGTAAAGACGTTGACTCGTGGAAGTTTTGAATATTATAGACAAATATTGACACTTTCTATTCTTACTCAAACTGGAGAGCATCCGATAACACCAGATTTCGGAGTTTTGGACCCAACTTTTATTAGTATCGAACCGGTGGATTTTATTTTGAACTCAGCGAGATTTTTGCCAGAAATAGAAATAACCAATATGAATCCATCTCTGCGTGACGATGGTTCTCTCAGTGTTGAATTCGACTTTAGGTTGAGGAACTAAAATGCCAATTGATTTTTCACAATATATTTCTTTGAGGCCATTTGATGCCTCGCCAACGGCTATATATCTGGACGCAATAGATTATGCGCGCGTTGTCCTTCCAGAATTTCAACCAAGACAAGGAACCCCCGAAGATGCAATACTTCAGGCTATTTCCTACATAAGTAGCATGAATATTTCTGCAATAAATAGACTTCCAGACAGACTTATGGCTGGACTCGTAGGAATGATGGGTGTTGATTTAGATGACGGAACAAAAACTGTAATAGATATTAAGTTCACTTCTACAACAACAGATGGGACAACAATACCCCAGGGAACAGTTGTCAGATATGACTATGAATTTCTCGGTGACAGAAATTCTATATATTTTGAAACATCGGAAGAACTCGTCATAGCGGCAGTTGATGAAGAGGACCCATTGCCTTTTGGGGTTGTTGAGGCGGCCGCCCTAGATGTTGGCCAAACAATACCGTTAGAAGTTGGTTATATATTTGAAATAGAAACACCAACAACAGACATATTGCAGGCAGAACTTGACTCTCTTGTGACGGCTGGGACAAATTCAGAAACAGAAGTAGAATATCTGACAAGAGCGGTTAACTTTCTTTCATCTCTTTCTTCATCTTTTGCAAAAGCCGCACAAGTTGACTCTTTCATATCATCGAGTTATCTATCAACAATTTCTAGGTCAAAGACATATGACCTCACTGATGCCGAAGGTGATTTAGAAATAGGAGACGAAGATGAAGTTGGATTTGTAACTATCTTTGTTTATGGCATTAATGATTTTGCAACATCTGAGCAAAAAACAGATTTGCTTGCAGAAGTGCAGGATAAAAGCGTTGCTGGTCTTGAAATAGGAATCAACGATGTAAGACTTGTAGAAATAACAGTTGAAGCGACCGTTTCTCATGTACCAGAATATGAATCTGCGGTAATTTCTCAAAACATTAAATCTGCTTTGTCTTCGTATTTTTCTCCCGCTAATTATAGGTTTTCGGATGGTATTAAACTGTCTGAATTTTATGCAATTATGTCGTCTGTTGCCGGTGTTTTATACATAACAGATTTAGTTGTAGATGTTGTGAGTGGAGTGGAAGCAACGATTGATGGTGATGGAAATATTGATTATATTTTTAAGGGTTCGTTACCGTCTATTGCGACAGGCGACATAACAATAACAACAGAGTCAGTGAATGTGTAATGAAAACAGTTCAAAGACTTAACAAATATCAGTCTCTTTCTGTATATGACTATGAATCGACAACCTCTGTAGATATTGCCGAAATAGAATCTAATTCTGGATGGTACATAGACAGTGGTCCTGGAACCCTGGTTTTCAGCGGTGATAATTATTTTGCAAGTGGTTTTCACAATATAAAAATTATTGCTACTGGCTCATCTTCAATAGTTTTGAGACTTGATTTTGATGAGGAAAATTCACCGTTTGAGAATGACGATATTGGGCAAAATTTTGTTTTTACATGCGTTCTGCAGTGCACTCAGGGTTCTCCGGATGTAAATGCGAAACTTAGTAACTTTAATGGTTCAGCAATAGATGGAAACACAAGAGAAATTCTGGGTGGATACTGGGATGCCGTAAGGTCAAATGTGATGACGCTTACAAGCCTTGATTATGAAGAAGATTCATATGGGATAACAGTGACAATCTCAAATCACAGCCCCAACCCTGGACAATTTTCTACCATATATGTATCAACTCCAAACTTAGTTAACGATTCGGCATGGGCCAACAATCCGGTAATACAAAACATGAGGCCGTACATACCTGACCTGTACGAGTCTTATGACAGCCAGGAAACAGACCCAACATGGCCATTCTTTAGACTTGTGGACGTATTGACAGATGCTATTGCAGACACCATGTTTATTTATGCTGAATGGTTTCAACATTATTCATCTGAACTGCCCGCAAATTTCGACCAAACAGATATATCAACGAGAAGCAGATTGGTTAATTATCTTTACGTTTCTGATGAATACGCACCGTGGCTTGCTCAGTTTTCCGGAAATAGACTTGTCAAACAACTTTATACATCTTCCGGCTCATCAATAGTCTCTGATGCATCGGGATTTCAGGAAAAACAATTATTTCCAGCAATTTACGGAAGAGGTGCAGGCACCCAGGGCGCTCTCATCAACGCAACAAAATTTGTATTGACGGGCGATAAAAAAGTAGTAGTAAGCCAAAGATATGACGCGGGCAGTGGTTCAAGCCCATGGAACATACGAGTAACAACAGTTGCATCTGAAACACCAGGAGTTGATTACAGAGGTCCTGTAAAAGTAGCAACAACTGCGAATATTACAATTGCGACGGCCTTAAATTCTGGGGACACAATTGACGGAATAGTTTTGTCCAATGGCGACAAGGTGCTTGTAAAAAATCAATCAACCTCGTCTCAAAATGGTGTTTACACTGTTTCGGCAACTCCAACTAGGTCTACCGATTTTGATACTGGGTGGGATGGAACAACCGGTGAAATCAAACATGGCGCAGTTTGGTACGTCGAACAGGGGAGCGTAAACGGGGATAAATCATTTACAACAACTATTGCTGGCGGAGGAAACGTAACAGTCGGAACTACGGCAATAGATTTCATTCAATTTGCTGGTTCAGAAGAAGTTCTAGAAGTTTTGGAAGATGCAAGACCGATGGGATACAAAATTTATCACTCAATCGTAGACGAATTTACGCTAACTCTTGGCGATTCTACGTTTGGTGTTCTTGGTACTGCCATTCTATAAGGCACAATATAGGAAAGGTTTAGGTGATTACTGATGATTGCAGGAAACTACAACATACTATGTGAGCAGGGAACCACCTTTACCCGCGTAATAGCGCTAGAACAACCGACGGAAGAAGACCCGGAGGTTTATGAACCGTATCTGCTGACTGACCATACTGCGAGAATGCAGGTCAGAAGAACTATTGAATCATCTACTTCTCTTATTTCTTTGACAACAGAAAATGGAAGAATTTCAATAGATGAAGAAGGGGGGGTCATAACGCTCTCAATAACCGCTGAAGATACTGCCGACTTGACATCTAGCGGAGTTTACGACCTAGAAATAATAGATGCAGATGGGAATGTGTCAAGAGTTATTCAGGGAACATTCACTCTTTCATTGGAAGTTACACGATGAGCAACTCAGTTCCAAATAATGTCAATGTTTACCAAGACACTCCCAATAGGGTAACGGTAGACCAAGATTCTCCGAATATCGTTGTTGTTCGCTCAACATCACCAAGTTCTGCGTTAACGAAGAGATATGTACACAATCAAGGCGCCGCATCGGCTGAGTGGGTCATAATCCATACTCTTGGTGGGAGACCTTCCGTAACTGTCGTTGATTCTGCAGGAACAGTAGTAATCGGTGAGGTACAATACGATAGCAACACGCAAGTGACGGTTTCGTTCACTGCGGCATTTTCTGGTTACGCATATCTGACATAGGAGCAATTAATGGCCACAAAATTTGTAACAAATTTAGACCTTAATCAGAATCAACTTCTGAACGCTACTTTTGAGGTTCTTGCATCCGACCCGGGTTCGAACAATTTTGCAGGCCGGATGTATTACAACTCAGCGGATGGCACAATTCGTTACTACACGGGTAGTGCATGGAAGAAACTGGTAACGGGTCTTTCCGCTGGCGGTTCATATACGGATGCAATTTCTTTCAGCGAGTCAGCCGGCACTGTAACCATTACCCTACACCTTGCTGACACAGATAGCGCTGGTCTGCTTTCAAGCACATTCTGGAACGCTCTTAATGACGCCACCGACGCTGCCACAGCAAGCAAAATTGCCAAAAGAGACGCCAACGGAAATATAAGCGTTGCAACCCCGACAGACCCTGGCCATGCCGCAACCAAGGGCTATGTAGACGCTGCAAGGTCTGGTCTTGACGTCAAGGCTTCAGTTCGCGTTGCCACAACAGCAGCAATTACACTGTCTTCACAGTTGGAAGATGGCGACACAATTGATGGCGTTACTCTTGCAACGGGCGACAGAGTCCTTGTCAAAAATCAGGATACTGCTTCAGAAAACGGTATTTATGTAGTTGCCGAATCTGGTGCCCCAAGCCGTTCCGATGATGCAAATACCAGCGCTGAAGTAACAGCAGGAATGTTCACATTCGTTGCAGAGGGTACTGTCAATGCCGACACTGGCTGGGTGCTGACCACCAACGACACAATTACGCTCGGTACAACCGGTTTAACGTTTGCTCAATTTTCTGGTGCAGGTTCAATTGAGGCCGGCGACGGTCTTACAAAATCGGGTTCAACACTTAACGTTGTCGGAACCGCCAATAGAATTACCGCAAACGCAGATTCAATTGACATTGCATCAACATATGCTGGCCAATCTTCAATCGTAACTGTCGGAACAATTACAACCGGTACGTGGAACGGCACCGATATTGCTGTTGCTGATGGCGGTACTGGTGCTTCAGATGCCCCAACAGCAAGAACAAACCTTGGTCTCGCGATTGGTACCGACGTTCAGGCTTATGACGCAGAACTTGCTGCGCTTGCTGGCCTTACATCGGCAGCCAACAAACTTCCGTACTTCACAGGCTCCGGCACTGCATCCGTAACCGACTTCACATCAACGGCACGAACGCTTCTTGATGACTCTTCAACGTCGGACATGCGCACAACCCTAGGTCTCGCTATTGGCACCGATGTCCAGGCTTACGACTCAACCCTTGCGGCGGTTGCTGACGGAACATACACTGGCGATGACAGCATTACAACACTCGGAACAATCACTACCGGTACATGGAACGGCACAGACATTGCCGTTGCGGACGGTGGTACTGGGGCTTCTACTGCATCTGATGCAAGAACAAACCTCGCATCAACTTCTGCTTCTGGCCTGACCACAACTACACCTGTACTGGCAAGAATTTCCGCCCAGAACTGTGCTGCCTCTGTTGCTGGGGTGTCGTCAACAACTGTGGTTCATAATCTTGGAACATCTGATGTCATCGTTCAGGTTTTTGAAGTTTCTACCGGGATGACCGTCATTGCAGATGTAGACAGGGACAACACAAATCAGGTAACAGTGGTGATTAATGGGACGGTTTCTCTTGGCGATTACAGAATCGTAGTAACGGGATAAATATAGGAGATATATATGAAACTTACAGCAGAGAATAAAGCACTATTGGCTTCTTATGCAAGAAGCGTTTTGGGTGCAGCGGTTGCTACATATGCTGCAACTAGCGATGTTAAACTTGCCGCAAATGCTTTGTGGGCAGCAGCATTGCCGGTTGCTTTGCGTTACCTAAACCCCAAAGACGCTTCTTTCGGCAAGAAAGCGTAATCGGTGGCCTTGAGGGGCCTAAACATAGAAAGCGATTGAGGTCGTGGCACAGAAATTTACAGTTCCGGTAACGATTAAACAGTTATCCTCATCTGGCTCTGATGCCATAACCATCTTCGTAGATGCCGATACTTATGCGCGCCTAAAAGTTGAAGCGGGTGGACGCCTAACCTGGGGTTCCGGCTCTGGCTCCGGGGACGTAAATCTCTACCGCGATGGTGCAGATGTACTAAAAACCGACGATACGTTCAAAGCATCTGCTCTTTTTGTTGATGGCATTGAGATTGACACAACAGGCGCAACCAGTAACCAAATTCTTAAATATGATGGAACAAAATTTGCTCCAGCAAGCGGAGGTGGCGGCGGTGGGGCGTCCGCAATAGATGACCTCACGGATGTAACAATCACATCGTCAGCGTCTGGGGATTTCCTTAAATACAACGGAAGCGCATGGGTAAATGACCCAATTGACCTAGGAACAGACACAACCGGTAGTTATGTCGCATCCCTAGTTGCCGGTACTGGCATAACGCTAACTAATAACTCTGGCGAAGGCGCAACACCAACCGTTGCTGTAACATCAAATACCTACGATGCATACAATTCGTCAAGAAATGTTGAAATCAAGTTCCTCATGGAGGTCATGTAATGGCATTAACACAAAAAAGGCTGTCTGGACCGACGCAGTTAACCGCATCGTCTGTTGTTCAGTACACGGTTCCACAGAACACAACGACAATTGTGAAGCAAATTATTTTGACGAACACTACCGCATCTGCCAAAACGGTCACCGTGCGACTCAAGGTTCTCAACGTCGCAGAAGACAACACGGATGACATCCTCAGTGCATTCTCGCTTTCTGCTAACGAAACCGTCACGTTCAACTGTTCCATGGTCTTGAACAACAACGGCTCCACTGCCGATGCCACAAACTCAGACCAAATAACGGCACTAGCAAGCGCGGCCACCGCAGTAAACATGACCATGTTTGGTATTGAGGAGTCGTAATGCCTGGTATTGCCCGTTATCCAGCAGCAAACGCTTTTGCGGCGTTTTCTGACGCACCCGACCCCGTATACGGAACGGGTATGGATGGCGATGCAACACTAGATGGCTCAACAACCGTACTCAGCATGGCACCGTCCTCAAGCGTCTACACAATGACCAAAGACTTGTATTTCAATAATTTGACAATCAACGCCAGCGTCAGGCTAAATCCTGCCGGTTACAGAATTTTCGTGAAAAACTTGCTTACTTTTGGGGGGAATAACTCAATCATTGGATTTACTACTGGTTTTTCAACTGCCGGTTCTATTTATCAGGGTGGAGCAGCAACAACGGCGGTAACGCATTCGCTTGGCGGTTCTGCTACTGGATACACAGCAACTGCTCCAACTGCTGCTTTGGGTGGAACCGAATACTTTAAAGTTGGCGCTCAGGCAATTACCGGATATTCAATAACTGCTTCGGGTGGTCCTACTTGGCTAAGAGGTGGTGCTGGCGGTTCAGGGCAGGCTGGTGGAGGGGTTGTCATACTTGCTGCTCGCTACATTTCTGGACCAGCATCAGGAAGCACCGGATATATTCAGGCTCCAGCAACAGCGCCGGCTGGTGGTGGTGTTGTGATTATAGTTTCTTCAGCCGCTGAATTGCCATCGACTGTTACAACGAGTGTCACTGGTCAAAACGCTGGCACGGTTCACTACATTCAGTTGGTGTGATATGGCCAGTGTCGACAGGTATGGGTCTGCCGCGAAAACCCAAAGAACCGGTAATGATTGGGTTTACGGAACAGGTGCTGATGGCGATGTGACAATTAGTGGAACGGTTACGCTTACATCAGACAAGTATTACAACACTTTGACAGTGCCCCTAGGAAATGTTCTTTTAACCAACGGCTATCGTATTTTTGTTAAAGGGGCAGCCACAATCAACGGCGTAATTGGGATTGGCACCGTAACTGGAAACGTCAACAATTCAACTAACGGAACTATTTCATCCCCCGGTTCCGCTGTTTCTACGGCAAGTGTGGCTGGCAATCTTTCTTCCGTGCTTACATACCGTCTTGGTGGCCAAGGGGGTGGGGCAACTAATCCGAATGTTACTGTTCTCCCGGCGTACTTGGTTAACAGAATTGAGGCGATGGCCGGGGTTGCATTTGACGCGACTGTTGCCTCTTCCACGGCGCAAATTTTGAGTGGTGGCTCAGCAGGAACCACGGGTTCTGCTGGCACTACACAAACTTCGTACACAAATGACAGCCCAGCACCATCAGGGTTTACAAATACTTGGCCGAACAAGGCTGGCTCTGCTGGTTCTCCGGGTTCTGCCGGAGCCGCCGGTGGCTATCCACCGAATGCTCACACTGTAGGAGCGGCAGGAGGCCGGGGTCACAGTGGCGCCACGGGGGGAACTGGAGTCAGTGGTTCTGCGCCAAACCCACCGATTGCCGCAACCGGAGGCGCAGGAGGCGCAGGAGGCGCAGGGGGCGGGGTTGTTGCATTGATTGCAAAAACAATTACTGGAACAGGGACAGTCATGTCCTTGGGAGTGGTCGGTGTAGCAGGCTCCGCTGGTGCTACTTCTCCAGCAGGACCAAACGGTCATACCGGTTCGACCGGAGCCAATGGCTCCACTGCGCCGGGCTTCACTGAACAACACCACCACGCACATTCAGCCCACACCTGTTGTACCGGGCACGACCCGGTCGTCGGAAAAGGTCATGACCCGTTCCACCTTAGTCACCACTACGTAATTCACGCTCCCCATGCATGTTGTACGGTTACTCCCGGACACCACTACGCCGGAGGTGCAGGAGGTACCGGAGGCGCCGGCGGTGCAGGTGGGACTGGTTCTCCGGCAGTCACTGGAGGCACTGGAAAAAGAGGGGGCGCTGGCGGTGGCGGTGCAATTATCATTATCACTGAAACCACTCCATCTAACTTGAACTATGACGTTCGCGCAGGAACTACCGCAGATTCTGATACATTTTCTGCATCAAACGGCTCAACGTATATCATTCTTAACGCATAGGAGACATTATGGGAATTTTTGACAGCGTAACGACAGAAGAAAAAAGAAGGCTCATGGAGGTTCAGTTGTCTCAACTGAAGTTGTCCCTGTGGTCTCATCTTCTAGCCATACAAATTGACCCCGACACTTTTGATGAAAACTCGTGGGAGGGTCCAGAAGAGTGGATGGGACCTAATCACCCCGCAAGATTCGTGTTGGACCACATTCAGCAAATACAACTACTTGAGCAAAAAATCGCCTCATTAGATTGATTTAGTTATGAACAGATTTGTGGGCGTTCCATCGTCGTTGATGAATAGTGGAACAATCCCTGTTGATGCAATGAAAATAGCAAACATCTTTTCTTTGGAAATCCGCTCCATGGATGACTGCTCTGAAATCAAAATATTTTCTGAACCATCAATAAAGGCGCTTGATTACGACAAAGATTACACAAACAATAGAACGTGGTCTTTGGACCTAACCAATGAATTTATTGAGATGAGAGAAGCCTGCTACGTCGTAATAGACAACATTGTCTACCCGCCAGCAATAAAAGAAAAACACCGTTTGAAATTTAGAATCAGGATGTGTGGGATTGGAAAAAAGACAGTCCACGTATTCGTCAACAATACAGAAGTTGAAACAATAGAAGTGATGGAAAAACAATGAGTGTTGAATTAGCGACGTGCATAAATCTGTACAAGTCGTCAATCGATTCCCGTCCATTCATGTCGGAAGTCAATGATGAACTTGATAATCAATGGTCGGAAATACAGTGGACCAACTCGTCGGTTGGTGAAGGGTCCGTGGGCAACTACAGAACATCTGCGGAAGCCGACATATCTCATCTATCAAAGTTGAACTCTTCGTTAGGAATCAAGTTCAAATCAATTGAAGACACAATTGTCAATGATTTAATTCGTGACTACACGAAGCAATATATAGTTTCAACGTCGGGCTATGAGGGATGGAGAATTCTCAAGTATTCCGGCGGTGGTGAATATCACGCTCATTATGACCATTCTCCACGCAATCAACGCATTGTCAGCGTGGTGGCTTTTCTTGAAACACCAGATGAGGGCGGAAGCCTAGAGTTTCCGTTTTTTGGAGTAACTGTTGAAGCAGTTGCGGGAGATGTGGTGATATTCCCGTCTAATTTTCCCTATGTCCATATAGCCCATCCAGTAACAGCCGGAACAAAGTGTAGTTTGGTGACATGGTTTCAGTAAAACCCCTAAATGAATTGACAATTGCTCCTGACGGATGTTTTGCGTTCGTGGATTCAACGCAGACTGTGGCAATCAACTACGACAGTCCGTCTGGGAAAGTTGAGTACACAGATTTTGAAGCGTTTTCTCATCCAAATGGGACAATAATCAGGTTTGAAAATACGGACCAACACAACAACGTAACTCCATGGTCAATGAGGGTTATTCTTGATAATTCCGAACAAACTCTTCAATGGACATCATATGAGGACCATGATGATATGTGGGAAAACATTAATAGAACGCCCCATCGTTTCTACGGATTTCTAGAATCGGTTGATGTCGGAGAATTTGACCAAAGCAAGACTGTTGTGAAACTTGACGGCAGGTGTGACTACGGTGCATACGGTCCAATGCCTTATCACTCAGTGACCGACGGAATACACAAAACCGTTTTAGACCCAGAATTTGCCGTAAAAGTAACTCCTGGAAATTCTTCTCCAGCAATAAGCATCAACGGTCTTGGCCACATTACCTCTTTTTATGCGCACGGGATAAATATGTCTTGGAGAAATTGGCCAGTCGTAACTTTTGTTGGGAAAACTCTTTCTGGTTTGATAAAACAACTTTCGGAGTGGAAATACATCTATGAACTTGGAATGGACAATAACAAGTATTCAAAAGATGCCAGTGAATTTCTTGACAGACTTGGCATAACCGGTGAAATGATAAAGCAACTTGAGCAAACTGAAGTAATGATGCCGACGGAACGATTTATTCGCGGATATGGTAATCCACGGCATGGATTTACAGAAACTGGAGTTTTGCCAGACTCCATTAAAAATCAACTGATGAGAAACATAAGATATAAAACTCTTTCCGTGTTGGAGAAAAAACATCCTGCGAAACCGGCAATTTCTTCGCTTTTGAAAGAACAAGAACGAAGTGTCCAACTAGAAAAAATTTTAAAGTGGTTTTACACCTTTAAACCATGGGTGCCCCAAGAAGAAATGTCAACAGAATTGCTTTTGAGCGACCTATATAACAGGGATACTGAAATTCATATCATCCCCCCAATTCCAGCAACTGCCAAATTACACTCAGATGGAGTTCATGCGGCACGGTTTTTTGATGCAACAAAATAATCAACTCAGTTTTTGTGTGGTCGGCTCTGGAACCGCCGGACTTATCACGTCTATTGTTCTCCGTCAGGCGTTCCCTAACTCTACGATTACTAACGTGTACTCGAGTAAGGCCGGAATTGTTGGAGTCGGAGAAGGCAGTACGGAGCATTGGCGAATGTTCATGGATTCATGCAACATCGGGGTCGAATCGCTCATTAAGAACACCGGAGCCACTCATAAATACGGTATTCGCTTTGAAAACTGGACGACAAAAGTACCTGACTACTTCCACAGCGTCGCAGGAATCCCAGAGGTACAGGCTTGGGGATTGTTGGGGGAATATCTTTCTTATCTTGAAAACAACAAGATGATAACCACACAAACTGGAAGTGTTGGTCTTGTGAAAGACAAAATCGTAAGAGAAGGGTTGCACCACAACACCAATCAATTTCACTTTGATACATTCATGCTCAATGACTTTCTAGTTGGACTTTGTTTCAAACGTTCTATTAAATTCATTGACGACACGGTTGTTAGTGTTTCTTTGGACGAAAACGGTTACATTGACTCTGCATTACTTGAATCCGGCATAACAGTCGATGCGGATATGTGGATTGACGCAACTGGGTTCAATGGAGTGTTGATGACGATGCTGGGAAACAACTCTTGGAGGTCTTTTTCTAACTATCTAATAGTTGATTCGGCAATTGCCTTCCCCACCGAATCTGACCCAAGTGGAAAAATCAAACCGTACACGAGGGCAAAGGCCGCGTCATCTGGTTGGATGTGGGAAATCCCAACTCAACAGCGGCGTGGAAACGGGTATGTCTACTCATCTCATCACATTTCAGACGATAAGGCAATTGAAGAAGCAAGAAAAATCAGCGGGTATCACATCGACCCAGCAAGGTCATTCAGGTTTGACCCCGGCTATCTAAAGAACCAATGGCACAAAAACTGTGTTGCTGTTGGGTTGTCTTCTTCGTTTGTGGAGCCCCTCGAGGCGACAAGCATCGGAAGCACCATTATTCAGGCTTTCAAAATTGCCACATACTGCTCATCCTACGTTCGTGGGGCAGAAAAAATGGTCATTGATTACAACCGGAAAATGGAAGACATGATGCTCAACATCAGGGACATGATTCGCCTTCACTATATGTCCGATAGAAAAGACTCGACCTTTTGGACAGATGTTTACAACATGCCCGTTCCTGATTCACTTCAATCACTGATTGATTTGTGGTCAGAGCGGCCTCCGGCGTATCACGATGTTCCAGATACTGGGCATTACATGTTTACTACTAGACATATGACTCACGTTGCACAAGGACAGGGGCTTGTTCCTGCGTATCCAAGTTCATTGGCCATGGACCGGTTTGCTATCCGTAGTACGGTCGAAAAGAAAGCCGACGAGTTAAGAATGTCTCGGCACGCACGCGAATTAGTTGACCATAGGGAAGCATTGCTGGAGACAACAGATGAAGATTAATAAGGTAAACCTCAACAAATTAAAGAAAGTTAAGCCGGGGGAATTGAGAATTACTCCGGTTGACAATCGATTTTACGCAACCCCCCCGTACGTTAATTCAAAAAGCAATCTTCCCCAATGGTTCCGAAGAGTTCCCAAAGGAGAAGGTTCAATCAGGTCGTGCTCTGGAATTTCTGATTTTTTGGAGTTAGGAGCAACTATTCCAGCGTGGTCTAATTTTCACTTTTATCCAAAACAGGATGTAGGCATTTGGGATATCAAAGTAGACCAACTTAATCCACCTATTGAGTTTTTAGGAGCCAGTGGATTTGTGTTCGACCAAACTGGCCACTGCCCAATGACAGACATTAGAAAAATTGAAAAGATGTCGTACCCCAAGGTGCATACTCCTTGGAGAATTCAGACGGCTCCGGGATGGTCGTCGTTGCTGCTGCCAATTTATTACGAAGAAAACCCAAATTACTCGATTCTCCCATCAGTTGTGCATACAGACTTTTATCAAATTACAAATGTAGTGTTTAATGTCAAAACAGATTCAGAATTTACAATTCGTCAGGGAACACCTTTGGTCCAAGTAATTCCATTTCAACGAAGGCATGACATCAAAGAGTTGACATTCATAGACGAAGAGTTTTTCAAGTACGCATCATCCAACATGTATCTGACCGGAGGTGTACATCCGTCTGGTGGTGGTCGGGCGTATAGAAAGGCAACAAAAGTCGTGGATGCGCACCTTGAACAAGAAAACAAAAAGCCGTGGCCGTGGAAAAAGTAGAAACGTTTTACAAAAAAACAGACAATAAATTCCTTCCCAACACGCATGAAAATTGGGAGCAGTTCCATTGGTGGATGCACTTCATGGGGGGAAGATGCCTCGTGGTGGCGTGGCACCTATATTGGAAAGAAATGAAAAAAAAAGACTATTAGAAGAACATTTTCTGGGAGGACAAAGAATCGTCTGGCCAGACGAAAGTAAATAGTTCGAATAAATATTTACCCGCATAAATAGACATATGGCGTAAAATTAAAACTACAGAGATAGGTGGATTGATATGCCCTGGAAAGAGTTCGTAGACGCGGAGATTTTAGACGCATCTGAAGTAAACACGTATTTTATGAACCAGGCTGTTTTGGCTTTTCCAACAGCGGTAGACAGAAATACAACAATAACCTCCCCGGTTGTTGGAATGTTTTCTTTTATTACATCTACTGACACTATTGAAATTTACACTTCTGATGAGGAATGGACACCTCAAATCGCAAGCATTACAGACGGTGCTGTCACTCAAGCAAAAATAGCAACTGGCGCTGTAGTTGAAGCGAAAATAGGAACTGGGGCTGTAACTACTTCAAAAATAGCAAGTTCCGTTTCGTTGACAACTCCAAATATCGGCGTAGCAACAGCAACTAGCCTTAACGGCTTAACAGTATCTTCCTCGACTGGAACACTCTCAATAACCAACGGCAAAACTCTTGCTGCGTCGAACTCAATAACTCTTGCCGGTACCGATTCTTCAACCATATCCGTTAGCGGCAACGTAACCCTTGGTTCAAGCACCCACGCAATTACCTTGACAACAACGGGTAACACAACTCTCGCCCTTCCCACAAGTGGAACTGTCGCCACTGTTGGCGGAACAGAAACCTTTCTAAACAAAACTTTGACTTCTCCAACAATCAATAGTCCAACAATGACAACGCCTGTTCTGGGTGTTGCATCCGGAACTTCTTTGACGGTAAGACCCGCCTCAACACAGGACGGAGTTGTTGTTCAGGGACGCGCTGGCGGAACAGGAACGTACGCTGTAACGATTACCCCAACAACTCTTACAGCAAATAAAACCCTTACCCTCCCAGATAGAAGTGGAATCGTAATTACGAGCAATGATTCTTCAACCGTTACTGAGACAATGATTGACTACACAACTGTTCCTAAACAGACTGTGGGTACGGGAAGCCCCCCTGCTGGAAAACAACACGATATTTTTATAAAGGTGGCATAAAATGCCAGATGTAGGCTCTAATGAATTTAGGGCTGCCAATAGTGCAGGCAACTTTGTTCCTGGAATCCCAATGGGTAAAGATGGAACAACTGGCGGTCCAAACAATGATGGATGGAAATACGGATATGCCGTGTATGTCCACAATGGAACCACGTGGGTGGAGGTGTGGAACGCTCGCCCACAGATGGTGTCCACCTCAATGGCGACGACATCATCTACTGGATTAACATTTACGGGAACAGCAGACCCAAACAATTTTTTAACTACAGCAAAGTTTGAATACAAAGAAGTCGGCGCAGGCTCATATGAGAACTCTGGAACAACAACAACTGGTTTAGGCGACAATGTTGACGGTGCGGTTTCTTATACAGTAACGGCTACTGTTTCTTCAGGGGACACCTGGAAAAATTGGGAAGCGAGAGCCTCTGGAACAAATGCAGGGGGAACCGGAACTGGTTCTACCGTAACGCTTGACTGCCGCAAGCATAATGCTAGTGGTTCTGGGTGGGGAACAAGCGACTCTTCAAATGCGAGTACATGTGATGGTTGTGGAACGGTAACAACAAGAACTTATACAAAAAGTGGATGTCAGGCATATACCGAACAAATATCTTCATGCGGTTCATGGTCAAACTATTTTGACTTCGTGTGTATCCAAGTATCTGGTGGAACATATTCGTATGTTGAAGGAACAATCTTTGGATGGTTGTATCACACAAACCCTGGATGCACTAATGTAGTGTCGTGTGACCCGGAAAACTTACTTGGACCGGGTGGCGTCGAATACTGTTCTGCAAGTGGGCTATACCGCGTAACGGGTTCAGACCAGTGTATATTCGTCTCGTGCTGCTGATGTATATACTGTTTCATAGGACAATTTGAAGGTAAAGATATGAGTCATTTTATTCTTGTAGTTGACGGCGAGGTTGCCGGAGAACTGCCAGTTCCGAGGCTAAAAAATGCTGATGGAAATCTTTTACCTGCAGTTGAAAAACTTGTTGCAATATTGAGCAGTAACCCCCAAATAATTCTATCCGAAGAGCCGGTGCAAGAAGGCTCTTTGTGGAATGGAACTTCTTTTACTTCTCCTGTATAGTGTCGGAATGACATCACCTTGGCAAGAGTGGAAAAAAAGAAACGCCGAGCGGCAGGCTCGCGGAGAAGTTTCTCCTGTTGATTTTCTTAATCCAGAAACAGACTATGCGCCTGTTGACGAAATTCGACGCAGATACAGCATGTGCGAGGAATGCGAGCATTTTATGAAAACAAAACAATGCTCGGAATGCGGATGTTTTATGCCCCTGAAAACCAGACTTCTCAACGCAAAGTGCCCAGTCGGTAAATGGTGAAACTGCCCCCGTGCTAAAATTGTGCGGGGGTAATCGTGGGGATACTCAAATATTTTAGATACTTAATATTTTGGCCTGTAGCAATACTATCAATATTTTCACCAGTAGTTGTTAATGCCGAACCAGCAGAGACTGGTCTTACGGCGACTGTTTACAACAACTTTGGCTACAACGCTTCGCCACCACTACCTACGGTCAGCGGTCGTCCGGTCGTTGGAACCACCACTCTCGCTCAAATTAATCAAAACTTTGACAGTGCACCGCTGTTCAATATGTATGAAGACTTTATTGTTAAATATGAAGGCTACATAACCCTGCCCGTGACGGGCTCGTTCAGATTTCTACCCAGCGCAGATGACGGAACCAAACTCTATATAGACAATGTTTTAATAGACGACAACTGGATTGACAAGGGCGGCGGGGGCAACC